AATATGCGCCAAATAGAACGTCTACGGCTGCTGGTACACCTAAGTATTATGCAGATTATGACCAAGACACTCATATGTTGGCACCGACCCCGAACGCTGCATTAACTGTAGAGCTCGCATACACGTACAAGCCACCTGTATTATCCAGTACGACAACATCAAATTGGGTAAGTCAGAACGCTCCAAACGTGCTGTTATATGGTTGTATTATTGAAGCACTTGGATACTTGAAAGGTCCAGCAGATATGATACAATATTATGATAAAATGTATAATCAGTCTGTACAGGCTCTCGCAACGTATGAGATGGGGCGTGACCGTAGAGACGAATTTCGAGATGGCGTTATTCGTATCCCTCTCGAGTCTAGGAACCCATAGGAGATTATTATGGCAATTACTCAAGCTGTATGCAACAGTTTCAAAGTGGAGATCCTGAAAGGCCTACACAATTTTACGGCTACGACGGGGAATGCTTTTAAACTAGCGCTATATGACAACGAAGCAACATTAAGCAAATCAACAACTGCTTTTCAACAAACTGACGAGGTAGGTGCTTCAGGCACTTATGCAGAAGGTGGTGGAGCGTTAACATCTGTTACGCCAGCACTATCAGGTGACACTGCTGTTTGTGATTTTGGTGATATATCATTTACAAGTGCAACTATTTCAGCACAAGCTGCTGTTATTTATAATAGTAGCACCGTATCTGGTTTAACTACAAACGCATCTGTTTGTGTGCTTGATTTTGGTGCAGTTAAATCTTCAACTTCAGGAACATTTACAATTACGTTCCCTGCTGCTGAAGCGACTGCTGCAATTTTAAGGATCGCATAAGGAGATAAGATATGACTACCCCACTAGTAGGATGGGGGCGGTCAACCTGGAACAATGCAACCTGGAACCAAGGTGGTACTGTTGACGCAACAGGTGTTACCCTCACATCCAGTGTCAATGACGTAGGTCTGATATTAGATATAACTGCATCTCCAACTGGAGTTTCAGCTACAGCATCTACTACGATACAAATTAGAGAAGGATGGAACCGAGGGTTAAACGTCGGTGATGCTTTAGTATCAAGTTTTTCTTGGAGCAACGGAGCGTGGGGTAATGGTGACAATATAGTTACTGTTACAGGAAATAGTTTAACATCTTCATTAGGAGATGAAACTGTTACTGGAACGGCAGCAGTTACACTTCCAAGTGTTGCATTAACGGCTACAGCAGGCACTGCCGTAGCAGTCGGTATTGCAGAGGTAACTCCTACTGGAAATGCGTTGACTAGTTCTTTTGGTTCTTTAACCATAGCTACAGATCAAAACATATCAGTTACTGGCGTTTCTTTAACTTCTTCAGTAGGAGATGAAACACAAACTGTTACTAAGACAACTGGTTGGAACAGAGATCATGATATTAATACTGGTGCTGAGATTGGTTGGAGTGATCAACAATGGGGTGCAACAGGTTTATCTCAAGCCTTAACAGGACAAGCATTACCTGCTTCATTAGGAACTCCAACATTAACAACTGATCAAATTCTTTCTGTTACAGGTATTGGATTAACTTCTTCAATTGGAGATCCTGCGGTTACAGGAAGTTCGACACATACAGTTACTGGTATTGCTCTTACTTCTACTGCAGGAGTTTTACCTACAACGATTGATGTAGCAGGTAACGGTATGACCTCATCTGCGGGGACAGTGTTGACATCAATATTTGTCACTGGATTAGGCACTACTTTAAGTCTTGGACAAGCTGAACAAGAAACAATATATTTAGCGCCAAATGTGTCTGCTACAGCAAGTGCTGGCACTGTAAATGTTACTACAGATGTAAGCTTTACAATATCAGGAGTTTCTGCTACTAGTAGTACAGGTAATCTACAAGGGACTTTCTGGTCACAAGTAGATGACTCAAACAGCGGAATAAGCTGGACAGAAGTCCATAAAGCTGCATAAAAGTTTTGACAAACTTTGAAAAAATACTTAAAACTTTATTAGGAGATTAAATGAGTTCAACTTATTCAACAGGCTTAAGAATAGAGCTACAAACCACAGGAGAAAATTCAGGTACCTGGGGTACGATTACAAATAATAACTTTTCTCAAGTATTTGAGTTTGCTATTGCAGGTGTTTATTCTAAAGCTATTACTACGGGGACTTCAACTACGCTAACAAATGGCGATGGTCCACAATCTCAAGCAAATAACGAAGCAAGACAAAATCAATTAATTTTAACAGGAACAGTTTCTACAACTCACACTTTACAGTTTCCAGCTACACAAAAAACTTATGGTATTTATAACAACATTTCTGGCGGTGCAGACGTTTCTGCAAGACTAGGAGCTACTGGTAACACTCTAACTGTGCCAAATGGCAAATACAGATTAGTAGCTACCGATGGAACTAACTGGTATGATATTTTTTCTCTAGCAGGTCTAGGTGAAACTTGGATTAAAAAAACTGCTAACTACACTGCAGAAGCAGGCGACAATATTTTTGCAGATACTTCTGGCGGTGATTTTACAATAACATTACCTTCATCTGCAGCAATCGGTGATCAAGTTAAGATTATTGATGCGGAAGGAACTTTTGCAGCAGAGAATTTGACTGTTGGAAGAAACAGTCATAAGATCCAAGGAGCTACCTCGGATTTGGTAATTAGCACTTCAGGTGCGGGCATTGCTCTGGTATATAATGATTCAGACAATGGATGGAGGTTGAAATATAACGACTAATGGCTAACTTACAAGATATAACAAATAGAAGTGAGGTTGGAAAAATTCAACCTTGGGGTAAATCAACAGCTCCTGCAGGATACGTCCTGTGTGATGGTGCTGCAATTTCAAGAACAGATTATGCGGATTTATTTGCTGTAATTTCTACTACTTATGGTTCAGGAAATGGATCAACAACTTTCAATGTTCCTAACTTACAAGGTAAAATGCCACAAGGTTTTGATGGTAACACATATAACTTAGCAGGGACTGGTGGTGCAAATACAGTAACAGTAAGCTTAACTAATAACCAAGGCGTATCTGTAACTGGTAACGCAGGAAACACTTCATTAACAACTGCACAATTAGCAACGCACAATCACACTTTATCTTTACAAATGGGTAGACAAAGTATGATTGGTACTTCTTTCATTGATGTTGCACAACAAAACGATCCATCTAATATTTCTATTGGAAACGCTGGTTCAGGAACTGGTCACAATCACACACTTACATTAACAGGAACTCTTACAGGAACTGTTACTGGTTCAGGCACTAATTCATTTTCACCGTTTGTGGTGGTTAACTATATTATTAAGCATTAGGAGAGACAATGGCATCAAAAATAACAATATCCAATAAAGACTACGTTCTAATTGATGAGTCTGGAGCCAATGATGGCTATTACATGGCATGGGCAGATGTAGGATCATCTATGCCAGCTTTATCAAGCACTGTTCATTATGTTATTTGGGATGGCTCAAAAGGTGAAATTCAATACAATGATGGAACACATAATTTAGATTTATCAGCTTCTTCTGACGCTGTAGGATCTACAACAATTGATGCATTATTAAGTTGGTCAGAAACTAGAAAAGGTGAATTAAATACTGCACAGTATAATTCTGATCTTGCATATTGGAATTCTTGGGACCGTATCAGAAACCAAAGAGGTGCTATATTAGAAAGCACTGATTGGACTCAAGTAGGTGATTCAGCTCTTGACTCAACCACAAAAACTGCTTGGGCTACTTATCGTACAAAAATAAGAGATATACCCTCTACATATTCATCAACAGAGCCTAAGCTCATTAAGTTTGCTGCAAACGGTAATGTTGAAATAGGAACAGGATTAGAAGAAGGCACTTTAAATGTTACTGGTGCTTCTGTAGTAATTACTTCTCCATAAATCTAAAAAAGTTAGCAATACAATATCTAAAAGAACTATTGTTATCAGCCCATTGTAATGGCGAGTGATAAATATTACCGTTAAAAAGTATAGCTCTGTTTTCTTTAAAACCTATGTGAGTGTTTAATTGTAATTCATTATTATAATTTTCATAAAAACCTGTGCCATTATTTAATAGCTGTTCACCTTTTAAATATATTAAACAATTGTAATCTATATCTAATTCAGGATGGGGTGTATCTTTATGTGGTATTGCTTCTTTTGGGTTAGATAAAAAATAATTTATCTGATGTGGTTTTTCTTTGTTGTAGGTGTCAACTTTTCTATAAAAATATTTTTGTATTAATTTTGTTACTTCTTTTGCTACATCACTTTCTATAGATAGTGGATGTTCAAAATAATATTTGCTACTAGATAATTCATTGTTAACGTCTGATTTTTCTCTTATACCAAACTCTATTGAAGTTATCTCTTGTTGTATTTTATTTAATGTGTCTAAATCAAAAAAATTATCTTGAACAAATATTTGACCCATTACTTAATCCAAGTAACAATAGCACATCTATCACCATTGCTTACGGGTGATATTGAATGAGGGAAACAAAAGTTACTTGGAAAAACTATAGCACTTCTTTTTTTCTTTTTAATTACATGTTGTTTATCGAAAAAGCAAAAATCCCCACCATCATAATTATCATTTAATATTATGGACACAGATAAAACTCTTGGATTAAAATCTGAATGATCACTGTGTTCTTTGTATTCTCCTTTTTCACTGCCTAAATAGTGTAAAAAAATATACCCCGTGTCCTCAGTTGTTAAACCAGTTTGAAAAGTTTGCACATCATCTGTATAGTTTTGTAGAAGTTTACCGACAGATGAATGTAACTCATTATCTAATTCAGGTAGTTCAGCTTGAGTAATTAAATAATTGTAACAATTTCTATGCTCATCTATCTGTCCATCTCTAATCATGGCTCTATGTAAATTTTGTCTTATGTGTTGATTATTAATTAACTCATCACAAAAATCTTGTGAGATAACATCATCGTATTGTTTTATATAATCTGTAAGGTTCATTTGTAACTCTTTTTTTTCCAAAACATTTGTTTATATCTGTCAGTAAATTTACTCCTTAATTTATTTAATGTTACTTGATGATCTTTTTCAAAACGCCAACCAGACCACTTCTTCCAGCTTTCTCTTTTAAATGGTATGATTTGCACCATCGGTTCTCCTTTTTTTACCACAGTTTGACTATCCCAAATATGCCAATAAAAAGGGAAGTTTATTACGTTCATGTAATTATCTGTATCAACAATACCTGCAATAATTTGAAATCTTTTTTCAGCTCTATTCATTGGTTGCATGAATAAACAACTGTAACCTGGTGGTGTTTTTATCAACCATTTGTTTATCCATTTACCAGCGTTAGTTTTTCCTTGTTTTAAACCTTTTGGTAATTGTTCATGTGAATGAAAAGAATCACTAGGTTCAGGTTCTTTGTTTGCAGCTATGATACTAAAATCATCTGCTACAGAATCAATTATATAATCTTGATCGAATGGTATTATATACCCTGCTGTCATTGCATCTAAAAAAGGCATACAAGTTTTAACAGTAGGATGATGTAAATTTTTGTCTCTGTGTCTTTCTAACTTTTTATAGTCATCAGGTATAAAATGACCAGCAGGTTTTGGATGTGGCCAGACATCAACATACTCTTCCTCTATAGCTGTAAACTGTATTTTTTTATCACCAATCATGACAACACATCCAGATTAAAAGACAAACTCATTCTTACCTCCTGACTTAAATTTTTTAAAACTCCATGCTGAAGTGTAGAGTCAAACATAATTACTTTTTTGTTTTCTGGTAACAACATTTTAGAAGAAAAATTATCTAATAAATATTTATTTAATTCTCTATCTGTATAAGCTAAAGCTTTACTCTCTAAAAATAAAGCACCTGAATTAGGTTGGACATCAACATAATAAACTCCTGATATGTCACTGCCATGAGTATGAGGCCAATTAATATCATTTGGAAAATTTAAATTTGCCCACAAGTCTTTTAAAATTATTTTTTTATAATTAAATGCTTTTAAATTGTTACAAAAATCATGAGCAGCTTCACTTATATATTTACATATTGTTTGAAATGATTCGTGCTCATCTAAGTCAAAATTAGATTGCCATCCAAACTGTGAGTTAGAGGCTTGCACAGGTGATAATGGATTGTTCTCATATAATAATGTTACTGCTTTTGCCACCATTTCGTTTTCTTCGTCACTAATGTTTAGAAATTTTTGGCCATAAACATGTGGTCTTAAATCAAATTGTAGTTCCATCTCTGCTTTCGTTTGATGCTAATTCATAATTTAAAGCAACTGTTGTTCTCTCTTTATTGTTAAGGTGTTCAGTTACACCGTGTTGCAAATACCCTCTAAAAATTATTACTGATCCCTCTGTCATATTTAGTTTTAAAGTAGGTTGGTTTTCATCTAACTCACTTTCAAGATTTAATCCAATAGGATTATAAAACAAAAACTCTGAACTATTTTCTGGTATGTCAGTAAAATACACAGCAGAAAAACCATAAAGAAAATGTCTATGAGGCACAGCGTGATCACCTTTTTTATAATTATTAACCCAACATGAAGCTAAATTTAAAAAATTATAATCTAAACTAAATTTTATTTTTTCTTCTTTCATAATTTCTACTATGTGTGTGCCTATGTCATCTGCTATTTCTCTTAAAACTGGATAATTTTTGTGTGAATTCCAATCAGATCTCCAGGCAAAGACATTACATTTTTTATTTGCTTCTGTTGTATGTTTATGTTTTTCTTTATTTTTTTCTACTAATAAAAGTTGATTAATACGTTGTTTATATTCTTGATGTTTCTCTAAAGAAAAGGACCAACATTTTTCCACGAATAAAGGGTGTTTAACTATTTGCATTATCTTGGTATTTTTTGTGATTCGTTTAAAACACTCCAACACGGAATGCTCATTGACAATCTTTTACCGAGAGGAATAGCCTCATGATAAACTCTTGCAGGTAAATATAATAAATCTCCAGCTTCCAAAACCACTTCAAATTTTATATCTAACAGACTAGGATCTTCTAACCAAGGTTTTTCTTCTTGTATTTTATCCAAATCATGTAACGTTGATAGTCTATTATTATATACCTTCCATTTAATCTTGCCATATGTAGGTATAATAATATTTGTAGCTAAATCAGCGTGCATATTTAACGAGTGACTTTCTGCAGTCTTACCACCAAACACATGCACATCTGTAGTAACCATAAACTTTTCTTGTATCTGTTTGCATAAATCATTAACTATTTCTTTACTGTAACTATATTCCAACATTATAAATCCTAAGCCTTGATCTATAAATTGTTTAATTACATGATGATCTTGAACTGGATATCTAAAGTATTCATATCTACTAGAGGGTATTGGAATACGATGACGAGAGGGGGATGGATCTAATATCTCCCACTGTATATAATTGTTTTTAAGAGAACGATCTATATCATCCCAAGACAAATATTTTTCAGGATTAGGTAAAAAATCTTTAATTACAAAAGGTTCGTCTTTTAAATTATTAATTAATGATTCAAACATATTAAAAGTAATTTAAGTTAAGGGTTAATCGTTTTTGTTGATCAGTGCAGTTAGTGCTTTGATGTAAAGTATTACCATCTAGTATAACACCACAATTTTCTCTAGAAGGTATTTTAGTGTCACCTATTTTAGTATAGCCATTATTAGTGTTAAGATAGTAAACAAAAGCTTTTGATTTAAATTTAGTATCACGATGTGGTGCGTGTTCAATAAATTTAGATTCACCTACATAAAGATTTATTTTCATTCTAAACAATGCTTTTACATCTAAGGCCTCTAGTAAAGGTTTACATAATTCAAAAACTTGTGGGTTATAGATAGTATAATAATTAAATAAAGTTGTTGCAAAATAACAAGATTTATCTTTATCCATTTCTTGTTCATGATTTAAATAAGGTTGAAATGTGTAAGGTATTTGTTCAACTACGGTCATAAGATTTTTAAAATCTGTATCATTTAATACATCATATTTTCTTGTTATGTCTGCAGGTGTAGTGGATGTTTCTCCCCACTGTATATCTCCCCACGCTTGCACTTTATCGTTCATCGTTTCACCGTATTAAATGCTAATGACAATCTTTCTATATCCTTTTCTTGTGGAAGAACCCTATGATATGTGCTTCCTTCAAAAATTAATATATCATACTTTTTTGGTTTTATCTTCATTTTTACCTCCTTTGGATAGAAATTTACAAACTCTATATCAGAATTGTTATTTGTTAAATATAGGACACCCACCCAAGGATGAGCAGGATGATTATGAAATTCTTGAAATCCCTTGTGTGTAAGAATATTTATCCATGAGTCTGAAATAACAAACTCTTGATCTTTATATAATATTTTTAAAAGACTAATTAAATAATCTTTCATGTATTTAAACTCTCCTAATTCTAATATGTTTCTTGTTAAGTTAAGAGATGTAATTGCGTGACAATCCCAAGACTCGTCTGTAAACTTTTCTTTGTTCGAATTAATAAACGTTTCAAATGTTTGAAAAAGATGTGGTCTTGCTAATGACTCTTTGTAAATAGCTGTTTTAGTAAGTATTGTTTCTTTCATTAATGAATCCATGTGATGATAGAATACCTATCGTTTTTTATTACAGGACTAACACGGTGTGGGTAGCAGAAATTACTAGGAAAGACTATTGCCCCTCCTTGTTTTTTAGGTGCTTTGTATTGATCATCAAAAAATAAAAAATCACCCCCGTCAAAATCATCATTTAA